AATTTTTTTTCTGATATGAAATGAAATGAAATGAAATGAAATGAAATGAAATGAAATATATAAAGTATAAAATATAAAATAGGTTAACTATAGGTTGTTAACTATTTTATACGTAGTATATTGTATTCAATGGTTGAATTTATAACTTAAGTGGGGTTGGGAAGCCAACAAGGTTAGCGCCAATACCGAAACCTGCACCAGTACGCGCCGAAATGGCCATACTTGGAATGTAAGTATCCAAAATACTGAATGTTGCAGCAGCTGTAAGTGCAATCAATGCTACTTCATCAAGATTGAGTGATCGTTTAGGGATAGCATATGCTGCAATTGCAACCATAACGCCTTCAACTAAATACTTAATAGTGCGTTTAACGAGTTCTCCTAAATCAAAAACGTTTGACATTTGATCTTATTTGTTTGTGTGGTGTTTACGGACGTAGTTATAATATTTATAAATATTTTATAATTATCAAAAAGAAAAAAAAAATCAAGTCTTAATTATTTTGTATTTCACAATACTTTATTTTACTTTATTTTTATTGGGTTGTTTTATTTTTTTACATCGTTAGTTTCTCGTTATTCGAGACCTGTCCATTTTATTGATACGGTTAATTATAGTCATTAAGCATAGAGTAAGCACCGTAAATGTACCCATGAGAATGTAAAACACCATTTCAACCATTTCAGTGATATTGGTATTGACCTAGAATTCCTTAATTATCGGCGTTTATAAAGAAAATTACAAATGTAAAACAATTTTATTTCGTATTCGTATATCGTATATCGTATATCGTAATTCGTATATCGTATATCGTATATCGTAATTCGTACCTACGATAAAACGAAAACGAAAACGAAAACGAAAATGAAAATAAAAATACGAAATAAGATTTAAAAATACTTAAACCCTACTTCAAAGTACCTCTATAAAATATACATATTACCAGATTCATGTCATCATCTGTTCCAAAGGGCGTTACCCCAAAAACAAGTCGGACGTACGTAGACTTGTTAGAAGAAGATAAGCCGATTGCAGGTCAAAAGTTCGCATGTTTGTCGTTTGTTTCTCCAGAAGAAATTTTAGAGCAAAAAAATCATTACTTTTTTAAAGAGTTCATTAAAGTGTGGGATTTTAATAAGTCAATAGAAAAATATACCCAGTTTTTGAATTTTGTTGCATTTAAATACGGAATTGAATTTAATGGTCTATATGAAGACTTGCAGACATTCATCAAAGAAGAGCGTGCAGATCTTGAAAATACGCGTATTGCAGAAGAATTTAAAACATTTGTCGATAACAATGAAGAGCGTCTAGAAAGCGAATTCAATTCAAAATATGAATTTCAAACTTCGATTCGTGGAATAAAAGTTAGAGGCGTTTATGCTACGCAAAAAGAAGCAGAGTTGAGGTGCAAAATGCTACGCGAGGTTGATCCTAATCATGACGTATACGTTGGTCCCGTTGGAATGTGGATGCCATTTCACCCTGACGCATACAAGACGGGTCGGGTAGAGTATATGGAAGAAACCCTCAATCAGTTGATGTCAGAGAAGAAAACAAATGAAGAAAAGGCAAAATTGGAATTTGACAAACGCGTCAGAGAAACTAAACAAAAAGCCATGGAAGAAAATAGACGGAATGCCGAGAAATCTGGAAATAAACTGACTCAAATTATGAACAAGGATGGCGACCTTGTAAACGTTGCATTAGTAAATGAAGATGAGCTATACAGCACTCAAGATGATGTGAAACGAGAACTTTTTGAGGGTGATAATATTGTAACAAGTACTGGGGGCGACTATGGTGCATCTGAAATTCTGGACCGAATGAAACGTCGTGAAAATTCGAACGATGAAAAATTAAAAGAGGATTAAGCATTCGTCAAAAAGAAATTATTAAAATTATTACACTCTTTTCATTTTGTTTTATATTTGTTAATGTGGCTAGTTACTTTTTTGACATGTGATACTGGACATATTATCAGCTAATTGTCACGACGATCAATCTCGATGTCAGGTTACCTGTTACCATCCACCGCCTGTCTTGTTTTTATTGACTTTTATTTTTGGACCTTGGCCTTTCTTTTTAATATTAGCTGGGTCATAAACTTCTTCTTCGTCATCAGAGTTCATGTTCTTTGAAATATCCCAAAATTCTTTAGATCCTAATTTAAATGGTCCATGATTTTGCGCCTTATACCAAAAAATCTGGTCTTGTAGTTTGTTTGATTTTACATTATTGTTAATAACAAGACACTCGAAATTTTCAGTGCACTGATCCATGACTTGCGTAAATGACTCAAATGTTGGAAACATGCCGGCATAATTTTCATAAATGCGCTTGCGATTCGCAATGTATGGCTCGCGCAGAATAAACACGTAATCAATATTGGTACGCAGGTTGGGCGGAATACCGAGCGGGTACTGCATCGTAATCACGAGCATAATCTTCCAGTGACGTCCGTTCATGAACAGGAGACGCATCATGATGTCTTTGGTCCACTTGTTGTCGTACAAACAATCGTCCAGAACAACAAACGTGCGCGGGTCAATCGACGATTTTTTGTAAGTTTCAATTTCCTTTTTCATTTGTTTTAAAACGGCTTTTTGGCGTTTCAAAATGTTTTCGATAATTGCGGTATTGTACTGGTCGTGAATGAACAGCTTGGGCACATGTTCGCCGAAAAAGTTGTTTCCGGCCTCCGTTCCAGAAATGACAGTTCCAATAGGAATGTCCTGATGATAATACATTAAATCCTGAATTAAAAAACTTTTACCCGTGTCTCTTCTTCCGATAAGAACAATAACAGGCCCCTTGTTTTCGGTCGGTTTGAAACTGATCGACCGCATGTCGAATTTTGAAAGTTCCAGATTCATGATTTTTAGTGATTTTAATAGTGTTACTTTGTATTATAAATAAAATAAAATAAAGTATTTTAAGTATTTATTTTTTTTATATGTTTAAAATAATGTGAAATGTCGATGCGCGGCGGTACAAGGGTTGTACTTTATGATGAAAGCTTTAGTGCCCGTTTAGCTACAAGTGACGATGATCCTGAAATCATTTCTATGAAATTTTTAGAAAATATTGAGTCAGTTTCTAAGGTATCAACTACTTCACTATGTTCTATTACATTGAAAGGTACACTAAAGCGTAAAAGTACTATTGAAATTAGGAGTCAAGATGTAACTACTCGCTTAACCCATACCCCTTATGCAGGAAGTTTGGTTAATACCTTATGTATGAAGGTTACGCTTATCTATGATCCGTCACAACAAAAGAGACCGAAATTAAACTGGAATGAGAATGGTAGTGTATATGAAAAAGAAGTTTCAACTGAAATAAAGTGCGAGGATGAAGTTCAAATACAGAAAAAAATGTATGCAGAGTTGTTATGCGGAAATCAGCCGCGTGAACTCATTCCAGATGTTCTTGCGAGTGTTGTATTGAGTTCTGACCAATTTCAAACGTTTTTTGGTAGTAATTTAACATATCAAGAAAATTCACGTGATGTTGTTCAATGGATATATGATAGTGCAAATAATTATAACTTGGGGATTCATGTCACGTTTATGGATTTTCTTGAAGGTTATAAAACAATAGATGAATATATAAGAAATCCCGAGAATGAGAGATGGCTGAATGATGTGATAACTGACGCAGGATATGTTTTGGTAATGATTTTTTTAATGACAGGTGAAGGTCCTTTGGATTTACATAAAAACAATATGTTAGTTAAACCTGAAACACGTAAAACAAAATGTATTGATTTTGGACGAATGTTATCTTTTGACCATAGTAAAACTTATATTACCGAATGTTTTCAAGATTTTTCGAAATATAACATCTCTCTTGGTAATGCTTTTTTAAAAGGAAAACCATTTTTACAAGCCGTCTTACGCATAGGTCGGTACTTTAACCAAAAATATGAGTTTTATTCATTACCAGATAATGAAAAAAAGAAGCGAGTATATGAGATACTTGTACTTGTCGCATTTGTTGATTATATGATCAGGTACATTAGGTTTATGTCTGAAAGATCAGAATGTAAGTTTATATGGATATTACGTGTTCTTTTCAATTTTTCAAAAGATTCAGGAGATATCGAAGCATTTTTTCGAAGATTTCCTTGTAGCTATGAGGATCTTTCAGAAGAATTAAAATCCAGTCTTGATTTTAAATATATAGCTGATAATATAAGTGTGTCTATAGGTAAATGTAAAATTCGAGAACTGACCCTCAGTGAATCATTTCGCCCGCCTAATAAATTCGCTAGATATGAAGCTGAAGAACGTGCCAACCACGAAGCACAAAGACTAGCTACCAAAGCTAAAAAAGACAACCCTCCCCACTCTGATTTTGTTACTGAGCTTGAATCATTATCTTTAAAATTTTATCCACTTGATTTTACAAAACTCATGCCACCGCCTGAAGAATCAACCCCAAGTCAAGAAAGTGTCGTTGAAGAGTTTAATACGAATGTTGAGTTGGCTGCTGGTTCTAGTATTTTTATAATAGGTAGTAGAACCGACCCTGTTTTTAAATTTGGTCATGTATTAACGTATAAAAGATTAAAAAATGAATTTAGTTATTACGACGAAACCGACCTCACAAATAAATATAAAACTATATCTATTTCTTATGGGTATGGTCCAAACGTGTATATTGCGAGTGAACATGAAAATAACCGTCTTGTCGACAGAGAAGATTCTTTTTTAAGAATGTCACCGAATCCAATTGGATTTCTTTATATTGAAGTAGATGAATATGGTCGATTTCTTGATAAACTAAAATGGCAGGACACCGGAGAAACTCTTGAGACTGGATATTTAAGAGAACCGGCATTTGACTTTATGAGAAACTATTTAATTGCCAAAGGTAGTCGTTATATAGGTTTATGTAATTATATAATTGGGGATCATACAAGATGTTTGGAGTTTAAAGAAGATCTAATTAGTAGAGGAATTATTACGGCAGGAGGTTGTAAAAAAAAACGAGTAAGAAAATATTTCAAACAATCCAAATCCAAATCCAAATCCAAATCCAAATCCAAATCCAAATCCAAATCCAAATCCAAATCCAAGTCCGAATCGAAATCGAAATCGAAAACGAAACGCCGACAGAAAAAATAAGTATTACCTGAATTACTTTTATTTCTAAACTTTTTGGACGTTACACAGTGCTTGAGACTTTAAT